CGTACAGGCAAGGTAAAACAAGACGAGGGTCATACGCTGCTTATCTTGACATCAGTCATCCAGATGTAATAGAGTTCCTCGAGATGCGTAAACCGACAGGTGACCCCAATCGTCGATGCTTGAATCTACACCACGGCATCAATGTCCCCGATAGGTTCATGGAGATAATCGAACGCTGCATGCAAGACGAAGATGCAGATGACGGTTGGAACCTGACAGACCCATCAAGCGGCGAGATTCGCGAAACAGTCTCAGCAAAAGAACTGTGGCAGAAGGTACTTGAACTGCGTATGGAAACCGGCGAACCGTACATCCACTACATCGACTCAAGCAATCGAGCAATGCCTCAGTTTCAGAAAGACTTGGGTCTGAAGATTCACCAGTCTAACCTATGTTCGGAGATCATTCTCCCAACAAACGAAGAACGGACAGCTGTCTGTTGTCTGTCATCTGTCAACGTTGAGCACTACGACTCATGGAGCAAGAACACTATGTTCCTGCGTGACATGGCAGAGATGCTTGACAACGTGCTACAGTTCTTCATCGACAACGCGCCAGATACAGTGAAGCGAGCAAGGTTCTCTGCTATGCGTGAACGGTCAATTGGTATCGGTGCGCTGGGTTTCCACGCATACCTCCAGAAGAAGTCGATGCCATTCGAATGCGCAATGGCGAAGGTACTGAACAACCGCATATTCTCTCACATCAAGACTAAAGTGACAGAGGCGAGTATTCAGTTGGGCACGGAACGTGGTGAAGCACCTGACGCTGAAGGAACAGGACAGAGATTCAGTCACACGATGGCAATTGCCCCGAACGCATCCAGCAGCATCATCATGGGCAACACCTCGCCTAGCATTGAACCATATCGTGCCAATGCATACAGGCAGGACACTCTCTCGGGCGCGTTCATGAATAAAAACAAATACCTTGTCGCGTTGATTGATAAGAAGATTGAACTGGGCGCAACCAAACTAGATGCTAGTGAAATTTGGTCCAGCATCATCGCCAACGATGGTTCGGTTCAACACCTCCGCTTCTTACAACCAGAAGAAAAGGATGTGTTCAAAACTGCGATGGAGATTGACCAGCGATGGATTATTGAGCATGCCGCAGACAGGCAAGCATATGTTGACCAAGCGCAATCTCTCAATGTATTCTTCCGCCCAGATGCAAACATCCTCTACATCCACACAGTTCACTTTCTCGCGTGGAAGCGCGGATTGAAGACCATGTACTACTGTCGTTCTGAGAAACTCGGCAAGGCAGACAAGGTGAGTGCGCGTATCGAACGTGATGTGATTAAAGAGATCGACCTTGCTGCTGTCATTGATGACAGTGAATGCATTGCGTGTGAGGGTTGAACATATGTGGGGGTCTCTATGAAAGCAGGTTACATATTGGATAAAATCCTCAGTGATGAGGAATTGAATGAAGCGCGAGAATTTGCAGCAGGTCTCAGTTTCTACACAGTATATCAAATGTATAATCTTTTTCACTTGGACAGAGCAGATGTCCCTAGAGAGGATACTTCGGGTTTCACGTCCGCCTTGAAGAAATACTCAAAGCACGACAAGAGTATTGGTTCATATTTCTTGAGATATAGGAAGGGGTCGTTCACAAGATGCCACCACGACGACGACACAGACCTCACTATCGTCACCTTACTAGACGACAAGGACTTGGTCGGGGGACACTCAATTGTTTTGGAAGAATATGAGGAAAGAAAAAGACCCGCAGAACAATACTGTAGGAGAGACGAAAGTAAAGAACCCACCGGACCATACGGACAACAGATTATCCCAGATATCCTGCCAGTAAAAGTTGGCGAGAGTTTAGTTTATGGTCCAGAACTGAAACACGGAGTTTCACAAGTGCATGGAGGAGAGCGATTAGTTTTGGTCTCATGGTATAAAAACAACAGCAAGGTATCCTAATGAAGTTAAAGTTGACAGACGAAAGAGAATATTTCAAACCATTCAATTACCCATGGGCATATGACGCTTGGTTGAAGCACGAGCAGTCCCATTGGTTACACACAGAAGTCGCTATGGCAGAAGATGTGAAGGACTGGCAGCGTAAGATCTCTCCAGAAGAAAAGGGTTTCCTGACTAACATCTTCCGTTTCTTCACGCAGGGCGACATCGACGTTGCTGGTGGTTATGTTAACAACTATCTCCCGTACTTCCCTCAACCCGAGGTGCGCATGATGCTCATGGGTTTCGCTGCGCGTGAAGCACTTCACGTTGCTGCATATTCTCACCTGATCGAGACTTTGGGCATGCCTGAGTCAACATACAACGAATTCTTCGAGTACGAAGCAATGCGAGAGAAACATGACTACTTTATGGAGTTGTCTTCATCAAACGGAACCAAGGAATCGGTTGCAACAAATATAGCGGCGTTCTCTGCGTTTACTGAGGGTATGCAGTTGTTTTCATCTTTCATCATGTTGCTGAACTTCCCGCGCCACGGTAAGATGAAAGGCATGGGACAGATAGTAACTTGGTCCATCGTTGACGAAACAATGCACGCTGAGTCTATGATTAAATTATTTCGTACATATGTAGAAGAGAACCTAGAAATATGGAATGATGAACTCAAGAGCAAAGTTTATGCAATCGCAGAGCGCATGGTCGAACTCGAAGATCAATTTATAGACCTCGCTTTTGCAATGGGTCCAATGGAAGGATTGTCCGCAGAAGAAGTCAAAGAATATATACGATACATCGCAGACCGTCGTTTGATTAGTTTGGGTATGAGAGGGATATTTAAGGTTAAGAAAAACCCGATACCATGGGTTGAGGAAATGATCAATGCGCCTACGCACACCAACTTCTTCGAGAATAGGTCAACGGACTATGCACGTGGTGCAATCAGCGGAGACTGGAAGAACGTTTGGGGCGCAGTTAAATAGTGTCTGGAGAAATGAATATATACTTCTGGAAATCTAATGGATATAAGAATGGATGATAGTTACACTATAGATTGTGGACTTTGCGAGACAATAACAGAAGTTATTGTCGACTCAACGGGAGGGTCTGAGCCAGAGTACTGCCCGATGTGTGGCACGCCGATTATCCCAGAATGACTTGGTTATATGAAGGCGAGGAGTTCTCGCCAGAGTATGAATCAATCGAACATTGGGTTGGGTTCGTCTATGTTATAACGGAACTGAACACTGACATGAAATATGTTGGCAAGAAGTTCTTCCATAGAAAAAAGACTTTGCCTATAACCAAGACCCGCAAGCGCAGGAAACACACTCGGGTAGAGTCAGACTGGAGAGAATATTTCGGGAGTTCAGTCAAGGTGCAGGAGTTACGCGAGCAGTATGGCCCAGATGCATTCAAGAGAGAAATAATTCGCTTGTGTGCGACCAAAGGGGACTGTGCTTATTATGAAACGAAAGAGCAATTTGACCGTGGTGTCTTACACAACGATGATTACTACAACGGCATTATCAACTGTAGGATAAATCGGTTTCACCTTTCGGTAAACAAAAAATGACAATTAGGTCTGATCACAGCGTGTGGTTTCCTAGATAAAATTGTACATGAGGAATTAAATATGATAACAGAAATACAAACAGGTGAACAAACAAGGTTAGAACTCTACGAGATCCTAGATTCTATCAGCAAAGAAGATCCAAAGTCTAGGGTTGGACTTATCAGAAACTATATAGAAAGGTATTCCTCATTCTCAGATTACGTCCGTTGTGTGTTTGATAAAAATATAATGTTTCTTCTCCCCGACAGTAGACCCCCATTTACCCCAGCGGTAGAAGGTGCTGTATTTTCTAGTTGGCACAATCAAAACCGCACACTGCAATATTTTGTCAAGGGTTTGAATGCAGACAAGTTAAATGTCTTGCGAAGAGAGTCCATGTTTATTGGCATGCTAGAATCTGTCCACCCCGCAGACGCAGAAATCTTGATTGAGATGACTCAAAAGAGAACTCCGTGTGAAGAGTTGACAGTAGAAACGGTGATGGAGGCAATGCCCACTTTGTTATGATTCTTCCTTAATTTACTCACTTAAAGATCGGAGTCGCCTATGGTAACAACAAATCAACTTGAACGATTACGCAAGGATAGCGCAGAGTTATCCCGTTATGTTCATAAACTAACGAGGAAGGGCAAAGAAGACCTTGCCCATAAAGTTGAAAAAAAGCGGGAGTTCCTTGATGATTATATCAATGAACTCGAACTCAGCGACATTCCCGTTCGGGTAAGTAACTAGGAGGTGATCATATCTCGTGCCCTGTTTTCGGACAGGGTTACGTCACCTCTTTCAAATCATTTCACGTATTGCCTAAAAGTTGTTGATTTCTCACTCGAGATGCTTATAATAAAGAACATCGTCTGCCTTCTGCTACATTCTACTCTTTCTCAACACAATGGTGTAGACTAGTGTCTGTACTATCTAATAGTGTACCTTTTTTATTGGAGTTATTTTAATGCCATTGTATGATATTCGAGTTATTGAAACTGGAGAAGAAAAAGAGATGCTTTGTTCGTATTCTTCTTTAAAAGAAAAGATAGATTCAGGTGAGGTAGAAATACTGCACAAAAGTTCGCCTATGTTGGTAACACACGTTGGTGGTACTCTCAAACAAACCTCTGATGGATGGAAAGATATTCTTAAACAGACCAAGAGGTTTTCTGGTCGCGGCAATACAATTAAGGTCTAGATAATGTCACAACAGAAACCCCAACAAAAAAGACAAAGAGACTTCGCCCCTCGCAAGTTAAAGATTGAAGACCTTGGTACATTTGATGCGCTAACAGATAATCAAACGAGGGCCAGAGAAGCATGGAAAGATGGAGACCATCTTGTTTTAAGTGGTTCAGCGGGGACAGGTAAAACTTTTACTGCACTCTACCTTGCTTTACAAGACGTTATGAATAAGTCTACTCCATGGGAGAAGATTCATCTTATACGATCAGTCGTGCCAACAAGGGAGGTTGGGTTTCTTCCTGGAACAGCAGAAGAGAAACTCCTACCATTCATAACTCCGTACATGTCATTGACAAACGATATGTTTGATCAATCCGGTTCCTACAACCAACTTGTTGAGCAGGGGATCATAGAGTTTCATTCTACTTCTTTTATCAGAGGTACAACATTCGACAATGCAATTATACTGGTCGACGAAATGCAGAACTTGACATTTCACGAACTTGACTCAGTTGTTACCAGAGTTGGTCTAGACTCAAGGATAATGTTTGCTGGTGACTACTACCAGTCAGACTTTGTTAAGAAGGGCGACAAGAATGGCATACACCAGTTTCTCCGTATAATTGAAGTTATGAAGAATTTTTCTATTATAGAATTTGGGTGGCAAGATATTATTCGGTCAGACTTTGTTCGTGACTACATAATGACAAAAGAGATGCTTTCTGGAGAGTGGAAGTGAAACGATTATTAAATATTAACGAACTGAAAGATGACCTCGCGCGGGACGAAGGCAGAGTCGATGAGATATACATCGACTCACTTGGACACAAGACGTTTGGTATCGGACACCTTGTACTCGAGACAGACTCAGAGTACAACTGGCCTGCTGGCGCAGAAGTTGAAGCAGACAGGGTCAACGAATGCTTCGAAGACGACATGTTCACGGCACAGAGCGAATGCGTGGAACTATATGGTTGTGAAGAATGGTGGGACTTTGACGGGGAACTACAATCTATCCTAATCAATATGATGTTCAACCTCGGCCGCACACGACTCAATGGTTTCCGCAAGATGAACGCGGCAATCAAAAAACGTGACTGGAAAGAAGCAGGGAAAGAGGGAAGGGACTCTCTCTGGTACAAGCAGGTCGGCAATCGCGCAGAGCGTTTGATGAGTCGTATGGAGAACATGTAATGGCAGCACCTATTGACTTCTCTGCGTGTACAACGCTGGAAGATTGTTTCGCAGTTAAGAAGTTACACCAGTCCCTTAACAAGCATGAATCATTGCGGGACGCTGCCCTGTCCAAGTATGCGACAAGTTGTAAAGTCGTGAAGGAACTTGGAGTGTTCCAAGGAGTAACATTCGGAAGGTTTCTGTCCCTAGATGGCGTCGAGGAAGTGGTTGGGGTTGACATTTCGTTCGACCTCTACCGCTCAAACATTAAAGATATTATCGATTCTTATGCTGCAGCAAACAAGAAGAAAGTCACAATACTTGAAATGAGTTCAACAGACACAAAGTCGGTTTCCCCCTGCGACTTCCTACACATTGATTCTGTACACAATGCGCGACACCTATTGAGCGAACTCGCCTTACACGCTAGCAGCGTATCGGGTCGGATAGCATTTCATGACGTAAACCAAAATGAAAGAGCACTATATAAAGTTGTGGTGAAGTTTGTAAATGAATTTCAACCAAACACATGGGAGATTATAGAGGACTACGACCAAGGAAAGTGCGGTTTTACTATAATCGAGAGAAAGAGGAACTTCAGTGAATGATGATGAGAAATTTCGCGGAGACTTTGACCGCAACGAAGTAGAGGTTGACCTTGATAGGTTCATGGCAATCCTACATGAAAACTCGCAACTCAAAGATGAAATCCGTGAACTAAAAAGTGAACACTCTGTAAACCCTTGGCAGAAGTGGATACACGCAGCAAAAACCATAGACGCATGGAGACTATTTCCTCGCGCATTCATTACTGTTTACATGGTGCTGCTGTACTATTCTACAATGTGGTTTATGTCACTTGAACAACCAGACCTTGCTCAAGCAGGACTTATAAGTACAGTTGTAGGCGCAGGTGCTGCATGGTTTGGACTATACACCCGCTCACACGGAGATGGTGAGTAGTTAGAAGGTTGTGATGGAGATGAATGCGATTAGACAGTGGCGAGGCAGAGACTGGTTATATTTATGGACAAGATAATAAAGATGATCGCAATCACTGGTTGCCCCAAGTCGCAATACTATTCATCTATCTGCCTTGACGCATGGTCTAAACTTGGATATGAGGTCGAATGGTTTGAGGCATCTATCCCAGATACAATCAAAGATTTATGTGAACTTACGTTTGCAGAGAACAAGTGGTCGGGGTACGCATTTACACCAACAGAGAAGGCAATATGGTATAGTCATTATCGTTTGTGGAAGACTGTTGAAGAACCAACATACATTATCGAACACGACACATATCCCATGAATAGACTCCCAGAATTTTCAGATAAACCCTGTGGTATATTCTCCTGTTTTCCTCGCAACCCAAAACATCCAGTTCACACGCCTCAGCATGGCCACGGGAGCGGCATAGCACCTTGTAGTGGATACTATTTGACCCCAGAGACCGCTAGAACTCTCATAAAAAACATCGCCAAAAAGCACGACTGCAACGTCGATGCGTATGTACACGATCAATTCAGAAAACTACTGAACATAAAAGATTCTGAATTTGTAGAATACTATGCTTCCATTTCCACATGCTTCCAGATATATAATCATGATATTGGCGCATCAGCAGAACATAATATTATCAAAAGAGATGTATGAAACGAGCAATCTACCAAGTAACAGTTGGACCACAATCGAAACTTTACAAACACTGCGTGGTATCTGTTGCTGCATATGCTAAGTCGATTGGTGTAGATCACATTGTACAGAACACTCCAAAACTTTGGATAAAACCAGACGCATTCACGGGACAGCGAAGCAAGGAATCATACGAAAAGTATGGGGGTTTCCTTCCAATCTTCGAGAAAGAGAACGTTTTTGATTACATAAATGAGTTCGACCAGATCGCGGTCATCGATGCCGACATCTATATCAGACCAGACAGTCCTAACGTATTCGACACAATTAGTCTAGACTGCCACTTTGGGGCACAGTTTGAACGGGAGTTGCCCGTCAACGAACATTACCGTGCACAAATTGTGAAGTACAGCAGAGAGCAATTGAATAATTCTGTCTGCGCCAAGTATGACTGGGACTTTAATCACCCCAACGGTGGCAGTTTCTTCAACTCTGGCATGATCGTGTACAACTGTGAGAATATGGTCGAGGTCTTGGGTACAACCACTCCTAGAGAGTTCATGGCACGTAATGACTTCCGAGACTTCATTGATGGCATTGGTCCATTCCGCTGGCAGACAGACCAGATAATGCTCAATTACTGGGCAAAGAAAGACAACCTCACCGTCGAGCGTGTTGATTGGAAATACAACGCATTGTTCTCGGCACTGACAAAGGGTAGCATCAGCAAAGCACACTTCATACACTTCTTCATGCGCCACAAACTCCCTGCCAACGGAGAGAACATAGCGCAGTTGATGAGTGCAATTGACTACATATGAAGCGTCTGATATATCAGGTTGCGGTTGGAGCAAAGTCCAACCTGTATGAGCACTGCATAGATTCTGCTGCGAAGTATGCAGAGAAATATGGCGCAGACCATATAGTGCAACGCCAACCTAAACTCCGCATCGCCCCAGACATATTCCGCACACACCGTGAAGGCAAGACGGGTGGTTGGAAGAAAATGGGATATCTCCCGATTTTTGAGAAAGAAAATGCTTTTGAGTTGATGGAAGACTACGACCAGATATTGATTCTGGATGCAGATATCTACATCCGACCTACAGCGTCAAACATATTCGAGCAACTACCTCCTGAGTTTGCATTTGGTGGTGTTAATGAATGTGACATGCCCATAACTCCTCAACACATGGCGAAGATTCGAAACTACTCTCATATGCAGTACGCGAAGTGTCGCACGAACAATTGGAGATACCAAGACTCGTTTGGTTTTGAGTTCTATAACATGGGACTCATGCTGATGAACTCTGCCAAGATCCTCCCGTACCTGCGTGGACAAACACCACGCCAGTTCCTCACGCGCACCGAGTTCCAAGACATGATTGATGGCGTAGGCAACTACAAGTGGTCGACAGACCAGACTCTGCTCAACTACTGGTTGCGGAAAGAAAATATGCCCTGTAAGAATCTTGATTGGAAGTACAACGGTCTGTATTCTTCTTTGCTTGAAGGACGCATAGAACAATGCGACTTTATACACTTCTACTTGAAAGATAAACTGCCTGAGAACGGCGAGAATGTCGAAGCGTTGATGAGAGAAACTAATAATGTTTGACCCTAAAATGTTTATTCATATCCCCAAATGCGCTGGTATGACCATCCGAAGAAGCGACACGCTAAGTGGTAAGATTATCTCTGCCACTCCACAAACACACAAGTCGCCTGACTACATCAAGGCACTCGCAGCGCAGATGAAAAAGCAGGGCGACCAGACCACTAACCCTGAACACGCTCGCTGGCGCGACCTCGACTGGAAGTTCCAAGCATATGATTGTTTTGCTGTTGCGCGTAATCCGTGGGACAGAGTCGTCTCTCGTTACTTTTTTGCCCGCAAAGTTAAGTTCGTTGAGAAAAAATCATCCAAAACGGGTGACAACTGCGATACTTTCGAGGAGTTTCTGGAAGAGAGACACACGTGGGGTGGTGTTCCATATAATTGGCACCGCGCAGTTAAAGGTTGGTATCCAGCTGTTGACCACGTCTGTGATGAAAATAAAAACCTGAAGTGCGATATGATTCGTTTCGAGAATCTTGACGCAGAACTTGAGAAGTATTTTAATATACCAAAGATGACTCGAGCAAGAAACGTAACTGGACTGAATGAAGGATCATACATGGACTTGTACGACGACCGAACTATCCAGATTGTAGCAGACTGGTACAAGACAGACATTGACATGTGGGGTTATGACTTTGACTCGGGCGCACAGCGCAATTATTGGAATGAAGGAATAAAGCACATTTAATGAAGACATTTATTATCTACGTTCCTGGGCATAAAAAATCCGAAGAATATATGCAAGAGACTATCGCTTCATGCGAAGGCATGGGATATGATGCTGTCCCGTTTGAAGGAGCAACCCAACACACAATCAAAGAATGGATTGAGAAATACCCGTTTCTGCAAAAAGATAAACCATACACCCGCATCGAGAAGTTTCGTTCTGAGTCTGAGAAGGTCTACCTGACCAAGAAAGCATGCTTGGCCAATCAGGTGCGCTTATGGCATAAGTGTGTGGAACTGAATGAGACCATCGTATGTTTAGAGCATGACGCTCGGTGTTCGCGAGAGTGGGACAACCCAGAGTTTGACGAGTTTCTTATACTAAACCCAGTCAGCGGTTCAACCCAACCCTGCTTCAACCACGTTGCATCATGCAAGTTTGATGAAGGCATACACACATACCGTTCCTTCCTTTCATATTATTTTTCTAACGACTGGAAAGGAGCATGGATGCCTCCTGGATTGGCGTCATATGCGATCACCCCACAAGGTGCCAAGCGACTCATAGACACTGTTAAGACACAGGGTTGTGAACAAGGCGATATGACTGTAAATAGTTACAATGTACGATTACAATATGCTGCACCAGATTATTTTACGGTGTCAGACAATCTTTCTATGAGTAGAGGGTTTTGATGAGTCTTCTGCATTCTATAAAGAACCCAACGCCCACGAAAAGGGGGAAGGGATACTCGCATCCGGCCAGTGGCAATGTATCTTTGTTTGGTTTCTACAAGGGAAGGAAAGTTAAACTCTACCAAGTGTTTGACCCGAAGCAAATACAGTTGAGACTTGAGGTACAACGAAGCGCAGTCGGTTACTACTTCCCCGAAGTGATGGACTATGACGAACAATACGTTGTGGAAGAATTTATAGAGTCCGAACCATCTGATTGGAACGGATATGAAGAAATGTTTTCTGCCATGATGCGCTTGCGCATGATAGACCGTACACCAGACTTTGATTATCTTGCATACATATATAATAGAGTTGGGATTGACGTACCGAAAGTACATAACCAGATTCCGTGTTTCGTAAACCACAATGACCTAACACGAGACAATGTTGTGGTCGATCGTTATGGCCACCCGAAGATTATAGACAACGACCTACTTGCATGCAATAATGGTTGGTTGTTGAACCTGTATAATGGTAATGGACTATTTGCAAGTTTGAACGAGGAACAGACAAGTCGGTTCTATCAGGATGTTGATGTCAAACTCGCAGAAGATATCTTTAATAATGTAAGGAAGCGGTTTAAAAAACCCGAAGGCAATCAAGATGGCAGATTTAATACAGCAGCATTATTCGGGTAATGATGCCGCGAACTATGTTCGCAACCGAAGGGGGAATGATAAGTGGATAGCAGAGCAACAGTTTATAGAAGACTGCATTGCTCGGAGCGACGTACAAACAGTCATAGATGCACCACTGGGAACTAACAGGTTTTCTGAGACTATCGAAGGGTGTGATAATGTGACCACCTGCATTGGTCTAGAACTTTCTGACGACATGCTCGAACAGTCCTGTAAAAACAACAAAAGTACCAAACTCGAAATACTAAAGTTTGACATTACGGAAACATTCGAGCACCGAGCAGATCTCGTGATCTCCGCAAGGATGCTGAATCTCGTTCCTATCGATGTATCCCTGCTTATGTTCGCCAACCTTCTTAATGCTTCTGACAAGTACTGCGTTGTGACCCTGAGAACAGGCAAGAAACAACTGGTCGATGGAAAGGTGCACGTACACCCACTATCGCGGTTTAAGAAGGTGGCCACCATCAACGGGTTTGTTCTTGACACAGAAGTTGTCCTACCCACTGCGATGGTTGGCGACTATCGTTTGATGTTGTTCAGGAAAATATAATGATTTTATTTTTCTTTACGGGACGAATATATAGAAGTGAATATATTTATGGAGAAATATCATGATGCTCGGCAGCAATAATGGAGACTCACACAACATAATGTCTCTTATTAAAGAAGGGTCAGTTGGCGCAGAAATTGGCGTATGGAAGGGTTCCAGCAGTCGCCAGTTTCTCCAACAGAAACCATCGAAGTTGTACCTTGTTGACCCATGGGCAGTTCGTGGTTACGATGCTTCTCTTGCAGCAAATGATTTTGACAAAGAGGTTTGGGTACAGAAATACAAAGGCAATGCTGGCGGTACAGACGAAGCAAGTTTTACGAGATCCTATGACAACATCTACAACAGAATAGTCGAGGAGTTCGGAAAGGAAAGGAATGTCGAAATTTGCCGAATGACAGCAACGGAGTGGTTTGCCCAATTCGATGAACCATTCCTCGACTGGATTTATATTGACGGAGACCATTTTTTTACAGCAGTTTATAGTGATTTCAACAATGCGCTCCGAGTAGTAAAGAAGGGCGGTGTTATAATCGGTGACGATTACAAGTGGCACCTTACAGGCAATAAGGATAAGGATAATGTTAGGAAGGGTGTTAACCAATGGGCAAAAGAGAATGACATTGAGTTGACACAGTATGGACGTCAGCAGGTAGTGGCGCACATATAAACTTCTCATGATTAATGCATACATCATAACAATGTCGGATAACGAAACTTCCTTCCAAGGGAGTCACACGACTCGATACAAAGCACACCGTTGGATAAAACGAGTCAACCAAAACATCAAGTTCAACACCTTTGAAGCGACACAACCAATAGACATATATAAACATATACAGGATGTGTTCGGGAAACAGATAGCATGGTCATGGCCAACCCGAACAGAAGATGACGGATACTGCTTGTACACTGGGTTGCACAAGAGGACTTACCAAGCAGCAGACCAGAACAAGATCGTGGCGTGTGCGCTGAGTCATTACCGTCTATGGAAATTATGTGCTGAGTCCAATGAACCAATCATGGTACTCGAGCACGATGCAGAATTCTTTCGTGACTTTGATATTTCAGAGGTCATGGAAGATACAAAATGGGGTGCTGTCGGGTTGAATGACCCGAGGGGCAATACTCGCAAGGGACAGATGTTCCATGCAAAAGTCGCAGAGTGTGGGGACGGGATTAACCGAGTACCCGCCATCGACGAACCGACAGATCTACCTCTACCGATGGGACTTGCTGGCAACAG